ACGACGAGGCTGACGTGGGTCCGGGCATGAATGACCCCACGACGCTCTTGCGGGAGATGCTCGGACGATGACCAACGACGAGATCCTCGAGCTCGCGCGCGAGCGCTTCCACATGATCGTCACCGCAGACGACGAGATCCGCGCCGCGGCGCTTGAGGATCTCAAGTTCGCCTACAACGTCGAAGAAGGCCAGTGGGACCAGGACACGCGCAGGCAGCGCGAGCTCGACGGCCGCCCGTGCCTGACGGCGAATCTCCTGCGCAAGTTCCTCGCCCAGGTCGCGAACGAGGAGCGCGAGAACCGTACCGCAGGGAAGGTGCGCCCCGTCGACGACAAGGGCGACCTCGCCACCGCGACGATCCTTCAGGATCTCATCCGCCAGATCGAGTACCTGTCCGACGCCGAGACGATCTACGCGACGGCCGGCGAGCAGGCGGCCGCGGGCGGGTTCGGCTACTGGCGCATCGTGAACCAGTACTGCGACGACAGCTTCGATCAGGAGCTGCGCCTGCAGGGCATCGAGAACCCCTTCAGCGTCTACCTCGACCCGCGCGGCATGTACGCCTTCATCACCGACTGGCTGCCGGAATCGGAGTTCACGGCGCAGTTCCCCAACGCCCAACCCGTCGACTTCGAGTGGCAGGGCCGCGGCGAGGACTGGACGCTCTGGTACGAAGTGAAGAAGGTGCGCATCGCGGAATACTTCCAGAAAGAGCGCGTGACGAAGACGATCGCGCAGTGCGAAGACCCGTCGGGCCAGATCGGCATCGTCGAGCTGACGAAGGACGTGACACACGACGTGCTCGCGGCGCAGGGCTTCCGCATCCTGAAGACGCGCGTCGTCGAGACGGACACGATCCGCTGGTACAAGATGGCCGGCCATCAAATCCTCGAGGAGCGCGACTGGCCTGGACGCGAGATCCCGATCGTGGAGGCCGTCGGCGACCGCGTGAACGTCAACGGCAAGGTCTACAAGCGCTCGCTCATCCGCGACGGCAAAGACCCCCAGCGCGCGTTCAACTACTGGTGGACGACCGCGACGGAGACCGTCGCCCTCGCGCCGAAGGCGCCGTACATCGTCCAGGCGCAGAGCATCGCCAAATACGAGGACGAGTGGAGACAGGCGAATACGAAGAACCTGCCCTATCTCCGCTACGACCCGACGGGCAACGTGATCCCGAAGCGCGAGGCGCCGCCGCAGGTGAGCACGGGCCACCAAGCCATGCTGACGATGTCGGCCGCCCTCGTAAAGGACACGCTCGGGATGTACGAGAGCGCGATCGGCGAGCAGGCGTATGAGCGCTCCGCGCGCGCGATCTTCGCCCGGCAGACGCGCGCGAAGATCGGGACGTACCACTTCCCGGACAATCTCCGGCGCGCGGTGATCCAGACCGTGCGGCTGCTCATCGACCTCATCCCGAAGATCTACGACACCGCGCGCATCGTGCGGCTGCGCAACGAAAAGGGCGAGGACCGCATGGAGCGCATCAACTACGCGGTGACCGTGCCCGAGACGGGCGAGACGACGATCCTCAACGACCTCACGTTGGGCAAGTACGACGTCGTCGCGGACGTGCGCACGTACTCGACGCGCCGGCAGGAAAACGTCGACCTGCTCACCGAGTCGATGCAGTACGCGCCGATGCTCGCCCCGGGCCTCGCGCCGCTGCTCTTCGAGCAGGTCGACAACGAACTCGCGCCGAAGGTGGCGGAGGTCGCGAAGGAGATGCTCGCGCTCGCGCGCACGGGCCCACCCGCGGGCGGGAACGGCGCGTCACGCCTCCCCGGCCCGGCCGCGCGCTGACGAAACGGGAGAGGCGATGACGACACCGCAGGACATGACGACCACCGACGAGCCGATCAACCCGACGCCCGCGCCGGCCGACGGCACGCCCCCGCCCGATGAGGCCGAGCCTTCACCCGAGACCGAGACGCTCGCGAAACGACGCGCCGACGAACTCACGCGCGCCCGTCGCGACGCCGAGCGGCGCGCCGACGCGGCCGAGCATGAGCTGGCGGCGCTCAAGCGCAAGGTCGACGCCGGCGCGCGCCCGCTGCCGCCGAGCCTCGCCGAGTTCACCGATGGCGCGGGTTACGTCGACGCCGTCAGATACCAGCAGGCGCAGGTGGCCTATGAGGACAAGATCCTCGCGTGGCAGCGGGACACGGCACCCGCGCCGGGCACGCCGTCCGAGAGGGCGACGACTGAGGCGGCGCCCCCCGAGACCTTCACGGCCAGCGTCCAGGCCCTGAGCGGGCAGCATGCCGACGTCTACGAGGTCATCAACCGCCCGGTCTTCACGAAGGAGATGCGCGACGCGATCTTTGCGTCCGAGCAGGGCGCCGAGCTCGCGTACTGGCTCGGCTCCAACCAGGCTGAGGCCATGCGCATCGGCCAGCTCCCGTCCGCGCAGATGTGGCGCGAACTCGGAAAGATCGAGGCGACGAAGCTCGGCGCGGCCCCCGCCGCTCCGGCGCCCCGAAGCGTCAGCGGCGCCCCGGACCCGATCGCGCCCGTCAGCGCCACCACGACGTCGACCAGAGATCCCGAGAAGATGACCATCGACGAGTGGATGGCCTGGGACAAGAACCGCCGGATCGAGCGGCTCAAGAAGAACCCGCTCGGGCTCTAAAAAGATTTGCTTGACGCGGGCACCTGTTGTGTAGCACTCATGTTGCTGTAGCATTCGTGCATCGTCGCGCACACGCAGCAGCGCGGGAGTTGTGCCCCGCAGCGCGCGAAGTGGCGCCGGCCTCGCGCCCCGGCAGCACGCGAAGCAACCCCTCGGGGACTCGTGCAACCCGGCTCGAACGGGTCACGTGTCGCAAACCGGGGGGGTGCGAGATGGCGAGAGCGGCCAGCCAGCCTCGACCGACCCCCACCGCCGAGAAGATCGCCCGCGCCGCCGGCATCGTCGACGGCCCCGACGCAATTCTCGCGCTGGTGACATTGCATCTCCCGCGCGCCGTCGGAGGATAAGACGTGGCGAACACCATTCTGACGCCGACCCAAGTCACGCGCAAAGCGCTGGCGCTCTTGCACAACAACCTGAAGTTCGTCAAGACGATCGACCGGCAGTACGACAATCAGTTCGCCCGCTCCGGTGCCAAGATCGGCGACTCGCTCAAAGTCCGCATGCCCAACCAGTTCACGGTGCGGAGCGGCGCCACGATCTCCACGCAGGACGTGAGCGAGACCTCCCAGACGCTCACCCTCGCGACGCAGCGGGGCGTCGACATCAACTTCAGCTCCGTCGAGCTCACGCTGAGCCTCGATGACTTTGCGGAGCGGATCCTCGAGCCCGCGATGGCCCGCCTCGCCGCCGAGGTGGAGTACATCATCCTGAGCAATGTCTACAAGGACGTCTACAACCTCACGGCCGCGGACCCGGACGCCGAGCCCGACGCGATCCTGGACGTGCTCCGCGCGAACGCGCGCGTCAGCCAGGGCCTCGCGCCGGACGGCAACCGGCATTTCATCCTCGACTCCTCGACGATGTTCCCGCTCGTCAACAGCGTGAGCACCTACTTCCACAAGGCCTCTGAACTGGAGCGCGCCTTCGCCGAGGGCTACATCGGCATGGCCGCGGGCGTGAAGTGGTGGGAGTCGAACATGGTGCCGTCGCACACGAACGGCACCCGCGATGACACCACGCCGGTCGTCAACACCTCGAGCGGCATCACGAGCGGCACGGCCACGATCGCGATCACCGGCCTCGACGCATCCGCCACGGTCAAGCAGGGCGACGTCTTTAAGGTCGCGGACGTCTACGCCGTCAACCCTGAGACGAAGCAGCGGTACAGCCATCTGCAGCAGTTCGCTGCGACGGCCGACGGCACGGCGAGCGGCGCCGGCGCGCTCACGGTCTCGGTGACCCCGACCCCGACCACCTCGGGCGCGACGCAGAACGTCGAGCTCGTCAGCGCCGGGGCGGGCAAGGCCGTCGTCTTCACCGCCGCCGGCGGCTCCGGCGACGCCAGCACGGTGTACATCCAGCCGCTGCTCTACCACCGCGACGCCTTCGCGATGGTCACGGCCGATCTGGAGATGCCGCGGGGCCAGGACTTCGCCGCGCGCGAGACCCATGACGGCATCTCGCTCCGAATCGTGCGGCAGTACGACATCACGAACGACAAGTTCCCGTGCCGCATCGACGTCCTGTTCGGGTACAAGACGCTGCGCCCGGAGTGGGCCGCGCGCGTGCGCGGGTAGGGCGAATGACGACAGACGCGAGCGAGCAGCACAAGGCCGAGCTGGGCCGTCTGGCCCAGCTCCGCCAGCAGCGCGCTCAGATCGAGGTGAGCCTCTCCGCGACCGAGGGCGCGCTCCGCAACGGCGGCTACGGCGCGCCCCCGCCAAGGAAAAGCCCGATACCCCGCACGCGCCCGCGCGCGTAGGAGGCGACCATCGCGACCGCCCGCACCCTCGTGAGCGGCGCGCTCCAGCTTTGCGGGATCCGTCTGCCGACGAGTACCCAGCTCGACGATGGGCTGACGGTGCTGAACCGGACGCTCGCGAGCTGGAGCGCCGAGCGGCTCATGGTGCCGAACGTCGTCGACGAGAGCTTCACGCTGACGATCGGGACGGCCGTCTACACCATCGGCAGTGGGGGCACCTTCGACACGACGCGGCCCGTGCGGATCGTGGAGGGCTACGTCCGCGACAGCGCGAACGTGGACACGCCGGTCGATCCGTCGATGAGCCTCGACGAGTGGGCGCGCATTGAGGACAAGGCCACGCGCGGCCGTCCGGCACGGCTCTACTACGCGACGGAGTACCCGAGCGGGAAGATCCACTTCGATCTCCCGCCGGACGCGGCCTACACCTTCCGCGCCTGGTCGTGGAAGCCGCTCTCCTCGATCGCGAGCCTGGACACGACGGTCACGCTCCCCGGCGAGTACGAGGAACTGATCGTGCTCTCGCTCGCGGTGAAGCTGGCGCCCATGCATACCGTCGCGCTCGATGCGACCGTGATCCAGCAGGCGATCGGCGCTCACACGACCGTTCGCGCCCTCAACAGCGGGCCGCCGACCCCCGCGCGCTTCGACGTGGCGCTGACGCGGGCGCTCCTCCGCTGATGGCCTCCGTCTACCCCGGCAGCACGTACCGGATCCCCGCCGTGCGTGGCGGCTGGAACGCCAACCCGAACGTCGACCAGATCCCGCCCGAGAGCATGGTCGAGGCGCTGAACATCAACCTGCACCGCGGGGCCCGCGAGACGCGCAACGGTGTCACGAAGGTCAACGCGAGCGCGATCAGTGGCGGGTCGCGCGTCATGGGGTTCACGCAGTTCCGCAAGCGCAACGGCAACACGTTCATCGTGACCGCGACGGCCGACGGCAAGATCTGGAAGGACTTCTCGACCGTCCTCAAGAGCGGCCTCACCGCGGACAAGGTCACGCACTTCACGACCTTCAACGACACGCTCTACATCTGCACCGGCAGCGACCGGCCGCAGACCTGGGACGGGAGCGCGACAACGACGAGCGATCTCGCAAACATCCCGACTGACTGGTCGGGGACGGCCTGGCCGAAGCAGATGGTCGTCCACGGCCGCGGCGTGTCGCGCCGCCTCTGGGCCTATGGGGTGTCGGGCAAGACGCAGAAGATCTACGCCGCGGCGAGCGGCGGTGACGACTTTTCCGACGCGAACGTCACGACGCTCGTGATCGAGACCGGGGACGACTTCGGCGTCGTGGCCCTCCCCGAGTTCGGCAACCGGCTGATCCCGATCGGCAAGACCCGCGCCTACCTCGTCGAGGACAGCGACTCCTCGTCGACGAACTGGGGCTACGAGGCCGCGCAGTGGGAAGGCGGCGTCGCCTCCGAGCGCCTGGTCGTGCGCACGCCGAACGACCTCATCGTCATGGGCGAGGACGGCGACGTCGCCTCGATTATCGCGACGCAGACCACGGGCGACTACGCGGCCGTCTCGCTCGCGCGCCCCGCGCACATTCACGTGTGGATTCAGGACAACGTCGACCGCTCGCTGCTCGCGTCCGGCGCGCACGCGGTCTATGACCCCGTGCTCCGCGCCTGCAAAATCTTCGTCATCCGCCAGGGCCAGAGCGTCGTCGACACCGCGCTCGTCTACTTCATCGACCGCCCCGCCGAAGAAGCGTGGGCGCGCCACCAGTACTACTACACGGCCGCGGGCATCGCGTCGGCCTCCGCCGTGATCCGCGCCTCGGCCGGCGACTTCCGCGTCTATGTCGGGGGCCACGACGGCTTTCTGCGTCGGCTCGAGGACACGGACTCGGCCCTTGACGACGGCGTGGCGTATAGCAACGGCTTCACGACTCCAGAGCTGCCCTTCGACAACGCGCGTGGCCTCAAGCGCTACGACCGCGGCTGGCTGATCATGAAGCAGCTCAGTACCGAGTCGGTGACCGTCAACCTCAAGGTTGACGGCGCGTTCGTCGCGACCGCGTACCAGCTCGTGACGGACACGGGCGCTGAGTTCGTGACCGACGCCGGAGCCAGCCTCGAGGCGAGCAGCAAGACCAACTTCACCGTCACGCCGAGCGGGCCGGGGCTCACGAACGAGAGCTATGCCATCGGCATCGTCGGCACGCGCATCCAGAAGGACGTATACGGCGCCGTCGACGGCACGCGGTTCTTCATCTCGCAGCTCCTGGTCGATCACATGCCGCTCGGCGCGCAGGCGAAATAGAGAGGCCGGAATGGCGACGACGAAGATCCGCGATCTCACCGCGGTCACGACCGCAGCCGTGGGCGACAAGATCCCCACCGACCAGAGCGCGGACAACGTCACGCGGTATCTCACCATCACGCAGATCCTCGACCTCCTCGCGACCGTATCGCAGGCCGAGGCGGAGGCGGGGACGGCGACGACGCGGCGGGCCTGGACGGCCGCGCGCGTGAAGCAGGCGATCACTGCCCTCGCGCCGGGGACGACCCTCCCGGTGCTTGCCAAGTCGGCGAACTACACACTCACCACGTCCGACGTGCGCAAGGTCATCAATGCGTCGTCGGGCACGTGGACGCTCACGCTGCCCACTGCGGCGACGGCGACGGACGGCTTCTGGTTCGCGGTGCGTAACAGCGGGACAGGCGTCATCACGGTCGACGCCGACGGCTCGGAGACGATCGACGGGGCGACGACGATCTCGCTGGTGGCCGGTCAGGCTTTGCTCGTCGTCTGCGACGGCACGGGGTGGGTCACGATCGGTGCCGACGCGCACATCGACGCGAGCACCGCCGTCCACGGCCTCACCGCTAACGTCAACGTCCTCGGCAACCGGAACGCGGCGGCGGAGTTCGTGCAGCGCGGGTCGTTCAATCCACCATCGAATGGAACGTATGGCTACAGCCCGGTTTACATGGGCGGTCCTAGCGGCGTCACCTTCGCCGTTGCTTTCAGCTCCACGCCGCATGTCGCCTACGCCGGCTCGTCGGACGCTGATAACCCTCAGATGGGCGCGATCTCCGCAATCACGACCACGGGGTTCAGTATCCGTATGTGGGGAGTGAACTCCGGGCAGGATCTCGCCGATGGCCGCTACATCGCCCTGGGGAGCTAGCCGGATGGCGATCAGGACCGGGAACCTCATCTACGCGGGCGACACGCCACTCGCGTGCTCGATCACTGTCGAGCAGACCGGCCCGATGCGGTTGACGGTGCGGGCGGGGAGCTACACGATGACGGGGCGGGCGCAGGTGCTCGACTACCGCCCCGTGCTTCACGATCGCGCGCTCCGCTCGGGGCGCGCCGAACTGGTCACGATGCCGGCGCGGGTGTGCTGGCCGGTGCTGGACGACGCCGGGCGGATCGTCGCCGTGGAAGAGGCCGAGTACAGCGCGGAGGCCCACGACGACCTGTTGGACGGCGGCAGCGCGGGGTTCGTCCCAGCGCGGACGCGAGTACGGGTGTGGGAGAACGACGTCGAGCGCGCGTCCACCCACGTACTCGTGGCCGATCAGGCCTTCGATTTCGATGCGGCGGATGTCCCCGAGACGTGGCGCGGCCTCTTAGTCAAGACGGTCGCGAATGTCAACACCGAGTGCGTCAACGTGCTCATGCAGTCCCGGTTCCCCGGCGGTGACTGGCCCGAGCCACCACAGGGCTGGGTGGTGATCTGCCCACTCATCTGGGAGTTCACGCTGGAGCCGGGGGCAAGACAGTTGCCCGACGTGCTGGTCCTGACCGTGAAGTTCGGCTTCCCCCCCGGCACCGAGCCCGAGGACTGGCGGGAGCAGCGGGGCGACGGCGGCGGACCCGTCGTATTGCCGGTCCAAGTACGAGCACTCGGGCGCGCACTCCAGCGTGCGCGCGCTGCGGTACCGGCCTGATGCTCCGCACGCTCCTCCATCCGCTGACTCCGCCGCGGGTGAGCCGCAGCCTCCGCCCCTACGTCGCCACGGACGCCGGCACGTGCGCCGCGATGCTGACGCGCGAGGGCCTCACGCCGGAGGACATGGCATTCGACCGACTGCCGACCGTCGTGCTCGAGGAGGGTGTGAGCGCGATCGGCTTCGCGACGCTCGAGATGGCGCACGGGCGACCGCACGTCGTGCATTTCGTGATCGACCGACCGTGCCGGACGGCCGCCCGGGCCCGCTGCCTCATGCGCGGGATTCGCGTGATGGCCCGCGATGCCGGCTTCTCCACGCTGATTCTCCACGCCTGCACCGATCCCGTGCGTCGGCTCATCGAGTACTACTTCCGCGCGCGGCCGTACATCACGGTTGACGGCCGGACCTACTACGAGGTGATCGCCTGATGCTGAGTATCGCGGGCCTCTTGCACACCGACGACGGCTGGGTCATCTATCCCGACGGCACGCGCCTGCGCGCGATCAGCGGCGGCGGCGGCAAGGCGCCGAAAGTCCCGGCGCCGCCGCCCCCCAGCCAGGCCGAGATCGAGATGCAGCAAGAGCAGGTCAAGGTACTCAAGCTGCAGGTCGCGGCACTGGAGCGGCAGAACGAAATCCAGGCCGCGATCCCGAGCGCGGACATCAGCGCCTCGCTGCGCGATTCGCTCAAGACCCAGCAAGAGCAGCTCGCGTTCATCCGCGAGGAAGCCCAGCGCGCGCGCGCGCGTGGCCCCGTCGAGGAGGCGATCGAGCTCCAGAGGCTTGGCGTCGCCGAGCGGCAGTTGAAAGTTACCGAGCAGCTCGCGGTGGCCGAGCGCGGGATGAACCTGCAGGACGCGCTCAAGCCGTTCGTCCTGGGGAGCATGCGCCTGCTCGAGGAGCCGGGCGGCACGATCCGCCGCATGACGGAGGACGAGTACGTCGCGACGCTGTCCCCCAACGAGCGGAGCTCATACGAGAACCTCCAGCTCGGGCTCGAGCGCGAGCGCCGAGCGCTCAAGGGGGAGCTGCCGCTCAGCGAGGCCGGCCAGCGGCAGAAGCGCGACGAGTTCACGGCGTTCAAGGAACAGATGGCGCGCAGCGGCAACCCGATCGAGGGCGACACGCCGGAGAGCGCAAGCACGACCACGACCGCGGGCGCGCAGGCGCTCAAGGCGTTCACCGAACGCTGGGGACTGGTGCAAGAGGCCGAGCGCCGCGGCGAGCTCACGGCGGGGAGCCAGGCCGTCCTCGCGCGGATGGGCATCGCCTCCGACATCGGCGCGCGCGCCCGCGAGGGGATGCTCGGCGTGGTGCCGTCCTACGGCATCCCCTCGACGTATCTCGGCCAAGTCGGCGGCCGCGGCGGCGCGCTCGGCGGCGCCGGCGGGCTCGTCGGGATCCCCCAACAGCTCGCCTTCGGCGCGGTGTCGCCCGACTTCCAGGGGGCGCTCCAGCCCTTCCAGTTGCAGCGCGCGGCGACCATCGAGAACCAGATGGCTAACGCGCAGCTCGCGATGCAGCACGCGGCGGGGCAGCGCGAGGTCGGGTCGGCCATCGGAACAGGGGTCGGCACCGCCCTCGGGCTAGGGCTCGGCGCGTTTCTCGGGCCTGCAGCTTTGGGGATGACCGCGCTCAAGGGCGCCCTCCTCGGCGGCGGCATCGGCGGCGCGTTCGGCGGGGGCGTCGGCAGGCTCGGGAGCAGCCCCGACGTGAAGAAGGATATCCGGCGGGCGGGGCGGCGCGAGGACAAGCGCGCGCTCCAGATGGTGAAGGATCTCGACGGCTTCACCTTCCGCTACAAGGACGAGGACGATCGCGCGCCGAAGCGCATGGGCATGATGGCCGACCGCGCGCCGCGCGAGCTCGTCTCCCCGGACGGCCGCGCGATCGACGTCGGGCGAACTCTGGGAATGTTGACCGCGGCAACGCGCGAGCTCGCGCGCAGGAAGGGGCGCTAGGCGATGCCGAAGTTCTCGGGCTTTGGTGTCGAGTGGCCGCTCGGCCCCACCGGTTTCCAAAGCGACCCCGTCTACGAGCGCAAAGACACGACGGGCCTGCTCTCGGGAACCTCGGGATTCTCGGGGCTCCCGGGGATGTTGCTCAAGGCCGCCGGAATGGTAGAAGAAGGCGAGAAGGCCAAGGCGAAGGCGGAGGAGACCCAGCAGAAACTCGAGCAGGCCGCCGCGCGGGGTGTCGTCGAAGACTCGTTGAAGCTGCTCAACATGCCCGACTACCCGAACTCGGCGAAGAAAGAGCTCTACAACAGAATCATCCGCAAGGCCATCTACGACTCTTTTCCTCCGCTGGGCAACTGGGCGCCCGAGATTCCCGAAAATGTACCGTGGGGCCCGCACTTCACGCAGTACGTGAAGGAATACGCCGCGGTGGTGAACGCGCAGGGCGACCAGCGGTCCAAAGAACTGGCGCTGCACGCCATGTGGGGCGAGATGTGCGCGAATACGAAAACGGCGCCGTTGTGCAAGATGCAGCAGGATCACCTCGCCGCCGTGCGCCGGGACCAGGTCGAGGTCATCGCCTTTGAATTCGGCAACATCCTCGACGGAACCGCGACGCCGGCGCAGCTGGCCGACTTTTATGCGCAGAAGGCGGATGCGCAGCACCCGGGTCGACCCGGGGAGACGGTGGAAGCTCGCCTCATTCGCCAAGAGCGCGGCCTGATCATCACAGACGGGATTCTACTGGCCGAGGCGCGTCGCGCTGCCGCTCGCAAGGCCGCCAAAGAGGGGTT